ATGGTTCACTGCTACTTGTCCAAGGGGCACGTTTACGTCGTCGGCCATCCGACCATATCGTCCACCGGTTACTACTTGGCGAACGATCGCTTCTATGGCCGCGAGGGCGACACGGGCTTCTATCTCGATTCGCGTGTGCGAGAAAAGGATCGTGGCTTACGGCACATATTCGGCCCAAGCGGCTACACAGAGTGCTACATCGACGGCGAAAACATCTACGGCAGGCTTGAAAACCTGCCTTGGATGAAGTGACTTTTAGTGTCGCGTGGCCGTCATGGCCTCGATGATGGCGTCCGCCTCGGGGCCGAGGGCCAGCTCCCACCAGTGGCCGTCCTCAAAGGTCACGCGCAGGTAGTACCGGCCATCCTCCCACTGGCCCAGCTCATGCTCGGCGGTCGCCAGGTTCGGCGGCTCGCCGGTCTCTGCGTAGTGCTGCGCGTACATGATGCGGGCGCCTGCCTCGATGTAGTCAGTTAGCAGCTTTGGCATAGATCAGGGTCTCCCGGTTGCCGGAACGGATGTTCTGGATGCTGATGATGTCGTAGGTGTCGCCGTCGAAGGCGATCCGCATGTCGGGGGTGATGTCGCCGCGATAGCGCATCGTGAACTTGGTCGTATCCTCGGCCTGCACGGCAGCGGCGGCGAAGTACTCCCGCCCGACCAGCGGCTCCACGCGGGCGAAGACGGACACATGATCCGCCCATGCTTCGATCATCTCGCCCGTGTTCGGGTCTTGCGTCAGGGTCAGCTTCCGGAAGGTGATCTTCCGGTTCAGGTCGGTTGCGACGTAGGTCATAGAAAGAGCAGCCCTCGGGTTGCGTAGGGGTCAACAGGCGGCGCGTCTGCGGTCTGCGCGATGCCAATCGCCATTGCCAGCGCCTGCATGCCGTCGATGCGCCCGGTGGATCGGGACTTGTCCAGCTTCCGACCGCCTGCGGGGTCCTTCGTGGTCGTGGCGTTGGCCGCGCACATGGTCAGGACGGGGTGCATCCCGTGGGCGATCCGGGCGTTCAGCAGCTCGGCCTCCAGCGCGTCCAGGGCAGGGGCCATGTCCTTGAAGCCCTGTCCCCACGGCACCAGCGGCAGCGCCAGCCCGATGCGGTCCAGCTCGCGCTTCAGGACATCGATGCGCCAGCGGTCGAACGCGATGGCGTGCACGTCCAGGCCGGACAGGATCTCCGCCATGTCCGCCGCGACGTGCTCATAGTCCACGCTCGCGCCCGGTGTCGTGCGCAGGAATCCCTGCCGCGCCCACACGTCATACGGCGCGCGGTCGCGCCGTGCGCGCTCTTCCAGCCCCTTTGCAGGCGTCCAGAAGTGCGGCTGCACCTGCCACACGCCCCGAACCTTCCCGACCAGCACAAGCGCGGTCAGGTCGTTTCGCGCGGACAGGTCCAGTCCGGCATAGACCGGGCCGTCAAACTCGACCGGCTCGCGTCCGTTCGCCTTCCACACCTCGGGACTCACGAAAGGCGCATCGGTACTCACGCGCTGATTCAACAGCAGGTTCCGCGCGCTGTTCTCCATGCTCGGCATCCGCTGCGCCTGGATCATCTGTTCGCGCAGGTCGTCCAGCGAACGGAACAGCCCCAGCGCAGGATTCGCCGCGCGCCATGCCGATTCGTCCAGCAGGTCGCAGCCTTCCGGTGCGGCGTACAGGTGGCAGACAATGCGCGGGTCTTTCGATTGTGCGGCATCGTCCAGCCATACCGAAAACAGGTCGGCATCCGTGGCCGCCTGCGTGGAAATGGCAATCAGCAGCGGTTCCGCGTGCGCGCCCTGCGATGTCGTGATGGCATCGATGAAGTCCGACTGCGGCCCGCGCACCTGTCCGACTTCGTCCAGGATCGCCAGCACCGGGGAAAGCCCGTGGGCCGTCCTGCCGTCCGCAGCCAGCGCGCGGTATTCGGTGTTGAGCGGCAGCCCGATCAGGCGCTTGGAACTCGGGACGATCCGCACCAGCTTCGACAGCTTCGGGTTGAGCTGCACCATCTTCGCCGCCAGGTTGAACACCAGCGCCGCCTGGTCCCGGCTCATCGCGCCCGACACGATTTGACTGTTCAGCCGCGCCTCGGGGCCGACAAGGTGCGCCAGCAGCAGCCCCGCGATTAGGCCCGACTTGCCATTCTTGCGGGCAATGGACAGGTAGGCCCGGCGGGTGCCTGCCGGGTTGTCGTACACGTCGCGAATGAACCGCTTCTGGAACTCCGCCAGCTTCAGCGGCTTGCCGACGTGCTCGCCATCCGGGGTCAGGCAGTACCGCTCGACAAACTGGATGACAGCCTCGGCCCGCGTCACTTCACTACCCGCAAGGTCGGGATCAGCGGATCGTGGTCGGCTTCGGCTTCCCGCTCCAGCGCCAGCTCGTTCCCCTGGTCGCGTGCGCGTCCAGTCGTCGCCTCGGGGTGAACGTGCAACAGGCGCGACAAGGTCACGATCCTGCGCCCCAGCTTGTCCACCAGCGCATGTTTCGGGTTCAGCCGGTCGCCGATCACGTCGCCCTCGGCGTCGATCTCCCGCGCCAGCCGGTCCGCGTCGTACTGCGCCCGCGCGAGCATGGCGGCGGTCGCCAGGTCGGCATCATTCCAGCGGTGACGGGGCCGGTTCCGCATCAGGGCGTCCCAGAAGGGGCGTGCCTCAACCGGGATGGTGACGTGCCCCGGCGGCTCCAGCGGGCCTTCAGCGGCGTTCTGGGCCGCTCTCACGGCAGCCTCGGCGCTGTCGGATCGGATTTGGCGTTCAATCTTGGACATAGCGATAAAAGGAAGGTCCGGGCGGCGGTCGGGGCCGCTCAGTTGCCAGCGATTTTTCGATTCCAATGACTCGACGGGTCGCGCGGCCAGCCCGATTCATCGAATCCGTGCCGCCTGCTCATCGTCTTGCGGGAATGGCAACTGTGGCAGCGCGGGACCAGGTTGGCCGGGTCGTTGTTGCTCGGGTCGCCGTCGTCGTGGTCAACGTCCGTCGCGGGTTGCTTGCAGTCACGGCACAGGGGATCGCGGGCCAGTACCGCAGCCCGCAACCGTTGCCACCTGTAAGACCCCAGGGGGATGGTGCGCCTGGGGTCTGCGTCCCTGCCGCTAGGCCGCGTCGGCCTGCGCATCGTCGATGCCCTCGATGGTCGGCAGATTCTCCAGCGTGCGGGCCTCGGACTTCAGCAGCCAGCCCGCGCTGATACCGGCTTGATAGAACGCCGCGCGGTTGGTGCTGTCGCCCCTCAGCAGCCCCTCGACGTTGTGCTCGATGAAGTACCGATTGCGCGCGATGGGTCCAAGCAACGCACGCTCGCAGGACTCCTCCCACATCGTGAGCCAGCGGCGCAGGGTATGCGTCACGAACCAGCGGTTCATCTCCACGCTGTTGCTGAAGTTGGCATGCCGCAGGTCGGCCACCAGCACGGGCGGGACGCGGAAGATGCGGCAGACTTCCTCGACGCTGAACTGTCGGGATTCAAGCCACTGTGCATCCTCGTTTGACATCGACAGCGGCTGGTATTTCAGGCCGTTCTCCAGAATGGCCGTCTTGCCGCTGTTGCCGGTGCCGCTGAACTGGCTTTCCCATGACGCGCGCAGTCGTGCGACGGATTCGTCCGTCATGACGTTGTCTGTCTGCAACACGCCCGACAGCCGCGCTCCGTTCGCCCAGGCCCGGTTTCCGTGTTCCTGCGATGCCAGCACGCCCCCCAACATCTCCCGTGCGACCTGGATGCGCGACTTGCCGACGATGCCGTTATCCGTCCTGTCCTTCAGGTGCAGCACCTCGTCGGCCAGCAGCGGGCGAACCTTCCCGGTCGTGGGGTCGGCCACGTCGTAGCGAATCCGTCCGCTCGGCAGCTTCAGCACCGTGACATTCTGCGGGTGGATCGGCTCCAGCGCGGTCACGTTGCCCGCCGCATCGCTCACGATCTCCGCGTATCCGTTGCCCCACAGCAGGACGTGCGCGGTCAGCATCTCGCGGAACTCCAGCGCGGTCTGCCGCTCGTTCGGCTGGTCGTGCAGCACGCGATACAGCGGATGATCCACCGCACGCACGCGATCGCCGTTCCCTTCCCGCCGATACAGAATCAGCGGCAGGGTGGCGACCGTCTCCGCGATGGACTGGACGCACGAAAAGACGGTCGAAATGGTCTCCGCATTTCCCGGCGACACGGGCAAGCCTGCCGACGTGCCGCTCGGGATCAGCGCCGCCCAGCTCGGGTCATTCTCCGCGCGGGTTTCTTTCTTGCTCCAAGGCCACCTCATCGCACAGTCTCCAGCCAGGCGCGGCGGGGGTCGATCCATCGCATGACGATGGGCCGACTGCGCAGCGCGACGGTTGTGTCGGGATACGCAGGCCAAGCCGAGACGATGCTGATCTCGTGCAGCTCGACCTCCTCCAGGGTGCGCAGGTCGCCTTCCCACGAATCCCTGACCGCGCGGAAGCCGAAGCTAACGCCGCCAAGGTCGCCACGGTTGGCAAGCTCGCGCAGGTCGCGCCCGATAGAGGTGTCGGGCAATTGGAGCCGAAACTCGAGACCGTGCACAGTCTCCTTCAGCTCCAGCGTGCCCGATTTGGTCCGGCCTAGCACCTTGGACGGGTCGTGGTCGCACAAGGCCAGGATGTCCCGGTTCTCGCTCAGGGTGCGCGTGAACGCACCCCTCGCGATCCGCTCCCGGAACTCGCCGATCCGGGTTTCGGACTCATATGGGGCCGCCAGCCCGACGAGCTGGCGACCCTCAATGCTGGCCGGAGCGAAACGCCGCTCCAGATCAGAGACTCGGGACATCGTCCACCCAAACGAACGCTTCGGGATGCCGGATGGCGACGTCCACGGTCGCCATCGCCCGCACCATGACGCCGCCGCGTGCATACGCGGTCGATTCGTACGGGTTGACCAGAATGTCCAGCTCCGACCAGACACCCAGCAGCACCTGACTCCAGTCGCCGAAGATCACGTTGTTACCGTTGGACGTTGCCCCGGCCTGATTCGTGGTGTGCACCGCATAGCCGCCCAGTTGGCCGTCCTCCAGCAGGAAACCGGCACCGGCATCGCCGGAAACCTTGAGCGTTTCGCGGAGCTTCGCCTTCGCAGCCGGGTTCATCAGCCAGCTATGCGAGCCAAGCGCGTTCGCGGTCTCGACGGCTTCGATGATCTCCAGCACCTGCGCCCACGTCGGACCCGCCAGCGTGCCGTTCGCGGTGCCAAGCGTGGCCGTCACGCCGTCCGGCTCATTCGCGCCACCGCCATGAATCAACGCCGCGTCGATGGCCTTGGCGATGTTGAAAGCCATGTCGTCGCGCAGCAGGCGCTCGATGCTCGGGTCGCTCTGCTGAATGAGCTGGCGCGACATCTCCGACAGGCAGCCCGCATGCTTCGGCGACAGCGTCACGTTGGCGAAGGTCATGTCCGAAGCGTTCAGGGCGCTGTTTTCCGCGACCCAGCCGGTGACGGTGGACGTTCCATGCTTGGGGATCGTGACATCGCCGCGAAGGCCCGACAGCACGCGGACGCCAAGCCTACGCGCCAGCAGCGAATCGCGCAGCGGCCCGATGTACTGGTCGGCGCGATGATCCGTGCCGACAAGGTCAGCGGCGCTCGTGGTCGTGTTCACGCGCGTCTCCAGCAGCGACATGGGAACGTAAAAGCCCTGAGCCTTGCGCCCGTTGCGGCGCTCCATCTCGCGGTTGTATTCGGCTTCCGCACCGTCCAGCGCGCGGCCCTCCATGCCAGCCTGAAGGATGCGTTGCAGCGAAACGCGCGACTCCAGCTGCTCCAGGTCGTTGCCGCGCTCGCCAGCGACCACTGTGCCCGACATCCGCCGCTCGGCTTCCTCGAGGAACTGCTGGCGCGCTTCCTGCGATTCCAGCGCTTCAATCTCGGCCTTCAGGCCGTCGAACTTCGCCGCTTCCTCGGCGGTCAGGTTGCGGTTTTCGCCTTCAGCCTTGGCGAGAATCGCGCGGGCCTCGGCGGTCTTGTTGGCTTTCGCCTCACGAATGGACTTCAGGTTCATCAGGTTTCCTTTCGTTTGTGCACAAATGAAAAAGGCCCCTTTCGGGGCCGTCGGTTTCAGGATTCGGACGCTGCGGCACCGAAGCCTGTGTTCAACCGATAGGGGTCGAGCAATCGCTGCGCGGCCCTCCGTCGGTATGCGTTTATGGTCGGGTCGCCCACGTCGGCATGTACCGCCGCCAACAGGCAGCAGGCCATGACGATGTCAGGCTCCGGGCCGGAGGCTTCAGGATCGAAGCCGAGGTAGTGCCGAACCTCCGCGCTCGCGCTCTCCAGCGCCAGCGTGAAGGTGTCGTCCAGGTCGTTAGTCAGCTCGCGGACATAGTCCTTGAACTGCTCCAGCGTGGCGATGGTCATTGGGTTTCCTTTTTCTCTTCGGGCAGGTAGCGCGCCCACGCGTCGAGCAAGTCCTCGCGGCGGTAGCCCTTCGGCGTTGCATATCCCGTGCGGATCGTTCGCGGCTTGATGCCGTATTGCCTCAAGCGCCAGCTCAGCCCCCGCGCATCCAGCGGCTTGCCCTTCAGGTCATGCCAGGGAGAGTCGTCCAATTCGTGCAGGCGGGCGAGAATGTCCGCCGTGGTCATTTGGTCGGCCTCGCCGAAGATCACGCGCAGGTCGTGGAGCAGTCTCACGCCGAGACTGACCCCGCCGCCCTCCTTGGCTTCTGCCACGAGCTTCACAGCCGCCGCACGGGCTAACTCGGGCCACTCTTCACCGGCAGCGTCGGCCACGGCGATCAATGGCTCCCAAACGTCAGCATCGCGGTCGCGGACGCTATCGGGCAGGTCGGGGAACACGATGTCGTCGGCGACGGACTGCGCCCAGCGGGCGAGCCTTTCGCGGATGCGCTCGCCTTCCGGCCCGTTGATACGCTGCCGGTACGGCTCGACCTTTTCATCCGGGGATCGCCTGCGCATCCGTACGATCACCGAACGGGTAAGGATCGTGTCAGGCAGGGAGCCGATGCCGGCCAGCGCAACGGCGGCATATGTCGGGAACTCCTCCGCCACGATCTCCTTGCCCCTGGTAACGCACCGGCCAGCCGATGCGCCCCTGCGGTACCCGCTGTTCAGCAGCGCTCTTAATTCCTCGTTGCCGGGTGCGCTGCTGCCCCAGATGGTGTCCACCTCGTCGAATAGGACCGTCGGCAACGCATCTTCATCCGCGATCTTGCGGATCAGATACGCGGGCGTCGCCGACACGGCCAGCAGAGGGTTCGGGACCAGCGCCTCCGTGACTTCCAATGCGCGGGATTTGCCGCTGCCGGGTTCCGTGGAAAGGAACGCAATCCGGGGCGTGGTGTCCCACACGTCCATCAGGTGCGCGTGAGCCACCCACAGCACGTGGGCGACCTTCGCGTGGAGCGACGGGTAGGCAACAAACCGGCTCAGGTGGTCGTAAACGTCGCGCAGGACTTCGGCACCGTCCGGGTATAGCGTGGCGATGGCCGCCTGCTCTAGCGCGCTCATCGGCCAGCCTCCACCAGCACGGCGGCTGCCTTGTCGATGCGCTCGACGGCCAGCGCGAGCCGCGCGTCGTCTTCCTCGGACAGCGGCTGCCAGCGGGCCACCTGCGCCGCCGCCATGCGGACAATCGTCGCCTCGGTCGCCAGCGTGGCGAGCGCAGCAGCCCATCCGGCCTCCCGGATCGCCCGGCGTTGCTGCCGCCGCGCCTCGGGACTGTCCGGCCAATGACGCGGCGGGAACAGGTCGGCCCAGGTCAGCCCGACAGCCCCGATAACGTCCTCGGCCTTGCAGCCAGCGAAGCAATGCACCAACACCTTGCCGCCAGACTCAGCGATGGACACCTTGCGGCTGCGACCGCCGCACGCGGGACAGCGTGCGCGCCAGCCGTTGCCGGACGGCTGGACGCCGTCCAACCTATCAAGTAGGATGCGCGCGTTCGCCTCGCCGTGAACACTCTCAGCGCCTCGACCCTGCCAGGTCGGGGCGTTGCTCGTTTGGGCACCCATCAGGCCACCTCCTGGAGCTTGCGCTCCACGAAGGCTTCCAAGTCCCGCACAGGGACAAGGGTCCGCGCGCCCACCTTGAACGTCCGAATCTCTCCGGCGTTCACCAGCTCATAGAACAGGGTTCGCCCGATGCCCAGGCGCGTGCACGCCTCCGGCACGGGCACTGCCAGCTTGTCTTTCAT